TAACTCTATCTTTTACTAACGGGTTTGATTTGTGCGCGTACACCGCCAGCCCTGCTGACTGCAATAGACTTATATCTGAGATGGACGCATCAACGGTCTTGCGACTGCCTCCACTAGCATCAGGGTATATACGTATAGAGTGATTAGGGTATTTTTGCTTAATAGCTGCTATAAGATCGGGCGTATCATAGATGCCTGTCATTTCATCGACTGCATGCCATATACCACCACGGGTTACATACACAACAGCAGATACATTTGTTACGTTAAAATCACAACCTATCCGCAACATTTCGCGCGGCTGGACAGTCTCTCTACTTGCACAGCGTTTGCGCTCATATGATCGGAATACTGTCCCCGAAAATAGATTGACAAATTGACCGTTTAAATAGGCTGCTCTAAGTTCTGGGTTGTAAGTATCAGCTAATGATTCAATATATCCCTCTGGTAGATTGGCCTCGTTGTCGTAGGTGCTGGCCTGAATCAATCCGTATTTATCCGTTGCATTCATTACAAAACGGTTATATATAAACTTATAGCCCTCTGGTGTACTGGTCACGCTTACTCTGTTTGGAGCGCCTTCCCATCGCAATCTAGCTAATATCTTGTTGAATGCGTGTTCTGCGCGCATGGTAGGCATGATGTCTATCTCATCAATTAGACAGCAACCAACTTTAAACCCGACGATACTTTCTGCGCGCTCCATTGATCGGCAGATTGTTGTTCCTCTGTACTTTCTGCCTTCATAAAAATGTACTTCTTTGTTGGCTTCTCTGACTTCAACTCTAAGGCCCATTGCCTCGCTTACATCTCTGATTGTTGGGTAGAATATATCTCTTATTTGTGGATAGGTTGGGGCTGCGTATAACTGATGAATTAAAGGATACCGCCAGAAGTCCAAACACATTTGGATACAGCCGACATATGTTTTGCCACCACCAAAGCCACTGACAAAAGCCTTCTGTTTTATCTTATCGGGCATCGATAAAAATTTACCCTGGGGAACATTGACCGATATGTCCATTAACTAGACTGTCTAGCGTCGATTACTTCCACTTGTATGCTTTTTGGGGTTGCTTGATCATCGTTTACTGTTTGGTCTTGTTCACGCCAGCCGAATCTGTTGCCCATGTATAGTCGAACTAGCTGCGGTTGAGACTCTCTCGAATACATCATTTTCTGAAATTCTGTTTCCCAATATGCCTCGCTGTAATCCTTCGCGCGCGTAACAGTGTGTAAAAAATCCTCGTTTTCATCCATCCAATTATAAATAGTCTTTCTACATACGTTTAAATGTCTAGCAACTTGACAGATGCTTTTTCCCTTATCCATTAGATCAAGGACTATCTCTCCAACATCATCAGTATATTTAGTTGGTCGACCTAATTTAGCCATTATCTTTCCCTATCTTTTGTGTTTGTTTACTACTCTATAAATATTTGACATAAATAACGCTTAAGCGCCCTTTTTACCTGGTGATTTGTTGTAATACGTACACAAAGAGTGTATTATAATAGTATATTAACCAGAGGGCATATTATGAAAAATCGCACTTATATTTATGATCTACCAGACAACCCAGCTGATGACCTTGATTATCACATTGAGCTACAAGAGCGCTTATTAGGTTATGCACCGCAACAAACAGAGCCCTCTGATGATTGGAATTATCTCGAACACTTAAAAACTGGCCAACATTTGTCAGGTTATACATATGAAGAGTTCCAGGAATGCTTAGAAGAAGTTAAGCAGCGCCATTCTGTCATTGAGAAAAGCGTTAAAAGTTATCGCCAAACTTTCAGCCACCCAATCTACAAAATCAAGGGATATAACTAATGGAATTTATAGCAATTACTTTAACGATAACTTGCGTTCTAAGCTCATTTTTTGGGGCGCTTTTCTATTTATTTGATACTTATGTAAAAAGGGGCAACAAATGAGTAAATCAACAGAGTTAGACAAAAAAGCAAAATTGTATTTATTGGACGCGATGCGATCTTATTTAGAAGAAGATTATTCAATTGATACTTTTAACAATAATGAAACTATCGATTTCATAAAATCTGATTTTTATAGTACGCATCAATGGTCTATAGATCGTTACGGCAGACAAAAAAGCCTTACAGATTGGTTGCAAGGTTTAGCGCTGCCTATAGATTTTTATTATTGCGACATAATTCAACTTGCTAAAGATTGGGGATCAATTCCACAAAATGCTACAGAAAAGCAAGAAAGCAAAATTTGTGATAACTACTGGTCATTCATGGCTAACAAGTTAGGCCAACTTTTTGACGGTTACAGAGTACCAAAGGAGATACCAGCATGAATTATGCATTCACAACACAACCACAAATACGCAAGGCATTTTGGCAAGGTTTAGACAATCATCAACCTGTTAGCGGATGGAGTCAAAACGACTATAAAACTATCATTCGGTGCGAGTTTGTCGAGTTTGTCGACAGGCTGCGACGTGATGAATTAATTAGCGAATGCCTAGCTAAAAGGGTCACATTATGAGTAATTTACAATTAACGCGCGAATTACCGGAAAATCTCAGTTATAAATTTTTAAAAAAGGAGCGCTTTGCAATTGGACCGTGGCGCTCTGATGGCCTTTATTTATATTTAGATAACAGGCCAATTTGTTTTATTGACAGCGACGATACCGTTTATGATGTCCACAAAGCAAGCGCGCTGCCGCCATATAAAGAGCCATTTTATAAATCCGCATTTTTCCAGGCTTTGGCAATTACTTTGCCTATCATCTTTCTATTTTTCTATTTTCTATCAATGCAATTTTAAACACTTACAAAGGAGCTAAGTATTATGTATGGCGATTATGACAACGTCACAAAAGACGCAAAAGAATTAATTGATATTTTAAACAGGCAAGGCAACCATATATTTTTAGAAGTATTAGCCGATCAACTGGCTCAGACCAGTTATGCTTACTCATTAACTCAAGATGAGCGCAACACCTACCATAAAAGCATCTGTAGTGATCTTAAAAATTTAATTTTAGAACGCATATAAACTAAATATTTATAAGGGGCAACAAATGACTATTTTAAACACTGAAACAGGGCAACAAATCGCGCATATAATTTCTCGAATTGATGCTGCAAACATAATGTATAGACATAATAAGGACAATCACAGTGCTCAATGCTTTTGGATGCTTAGTAAGTTTACCGCAATTATTACCTTACAGGAAAAATATGGCATCCCTCACGCTTCCTATAAAGTCGCTAAGGAGGGTATTGAGCGTAAAAATATCGCCAACGCTTCACTTTAATAAACAAACCACTTGACTATCAAAGCCCCTTAATTGGGGCTTTTTAGGTGTAAATAACTTACTATTCGCAAAAAGGGGCAAATTATGAAAATGACCAAATGTAACAAAGCTGCAATATGCGACCAATGCAAAGCAGACATAAATAAGGGCGATTTATACCGCAAAAAGTCCAAACGTATTGGATCATCTAAGGCCGATACAATGGAAATGCGCGACGGAATACCAACCATAATAGGACACGGTATTACTATACAAATAAAGCTTTGCAAACCATGCGCAGAGCTTAACCAATGACCGATAGACATACAGTGACACCTAACAATCAACAAATTAAACCTGAAACGCTACAGCTAATTAAAAAACTAGCAAGGGGCTAACCCATGCCAGCAAAAAAGGGCAACACATGAAACTATCAAACGATGAACTAATTAAAATCATAACCGAAAATTCTGACCGTTTATGCGTCTTTTATATTACAGAAGAAGGCGGACACCTTGAATCTTTAGACTTAAGTAATCCCGTTAGCATTAATGGTAATTCTTTACAGTTAAACTGTGAAACAACAAAAGATGATTAAATCGCCTAAAATTTAGGCTTTTTTGGCCTTTTTTTTGTGTCTACCTCGATCTAGTGGCAAACCACCTCGATCTATTAAAGCACCTCGATCTATTAAAAATATAAGGAAAATATAATGAGCTTTGAAGTAATTGATGATTTAGATAATGAATATGAGGCTTTTTGCCCAAAATGCAATGACGGTCTTAGTGGCAGCGATCACCCAAACGACAACCCTAAAGACTACGATTTTGTAGTTATATTTAGCTGTGTTGATTGTTGCATAGAGGTAATACACAAATACCCGACAGAAACTTTAAAGAAAAGAGTTCACGATGAAATCGTTGCATCTTTCAAACGTCACTAAGCAATGCCACCTCGATCTAGCGGCAACGTGTACCTCGATCTATGAAATTACTTACGTTTTATTAAACTTTGCACTGTTTTTGTCTCAAAAATGCGTATTCCTAACCAAATAATAGTAAACAAGCTTGCAGTTGGCGGCAGCCAAGTTGCATATGACAAAACTGCTGTACCAGCAGCGGCAACATCAACAATATCTTTTTTCTCATCAAACATAAGTTTCACCAAAATCCAGGATACCAGTGTCAAACAAAAGTGCTTCACTCCTCCGTCTACGAGTCAAACCAGCTAACGGCTTACCACCGGATTTATCCCAGCGTAGAATTTGCTCTGAAACTTTGTCGTAAGTACCTGAATTCAATACTTTTAAAAGAGTGCTAGAATTTAAATTTGTAGCCCCTAAGTTAAACGTCCAGCAAACAAGCGCATCATATTGATTTTGCGTTAAATCAACATTAACAAGCCTCTGCACATCATCTTCAAATACTAAAATATCATCTAACAGCAGAAAATCTGCCATTTCTTGCGTAATAATTTGGTTTTCTTCAGCAGTTTTAGTGTGACCCCAGCCAATTGTTATAACATTGCCAGCACATCTATAACTTTTAAGCTCACAACCTTCAAAATGCTGTATTAAAGACACACCTTTTTCTGATATTTTCATTTTACTGTTACCCAAACGCAAAAAACCGCCAGCAATGACGGTTGTAAGAGGCTGTAAACATCGCAGTCTAAAAGCCTACATTAGAGATTTCAGCACATTTTTGATTGAAAGTCAACACATAGAGTGTTTGATCTAGCGCTTTTTCCAAAACTTATTACTTATAATAATTCGTAATAAATCTAAACCAATAACAATTAACAAGCAATCTAAGAAAGTTACAATCAATGCGCTCATACACTTTGATCCTTTAAGCCATAAAAAATAGCTGCACTTATGTAAGCATCCCTTTCCATGTACTTGCTTAACAGCAAATCAAATCGTTTTTTCCATACTTTTCTTGCTTGAAATAAAGTTACCCCTAACATTTTTGCTAAATTACGCTCACTAATCGTCCTAGATCCTAGACCTTTACAGCTTTCACAAATCTCAATCTTTGCGCCTAATTTAAGCTCACCAACTCCTTTACATTTTTTGCATTTATGCGGGTTAATTGCGATCTCTAAGGCACTTAAAGCTAAAATGGCTACCATCCTATCGCTTTCATTATCAAGTAGCTTAAATTGCATTTTAATAGCCTCTGTGACTGCTAAGTTATTAAGTTCTAACCTGCTTCCTCGATCTAACGCAAATTTTTCCAGAGAATATAAATACGTCATGCGATCAAGCCTTGCTAAACAGGCAGATACGTCCGTTGCAGTAATTGAATTACCACTTGTACTGCGTACAGAGTCAAACCCTGGAGCGCCAGCAGATAGCATTGCCATTAACTCACTGCTCAACTTTAATCCTAGACTTTTTTTCTAACATCTCATGCAAAAACTTTTGCAATCGCCTAATATCTTTTACTGTGTAGCTAGTTTTAAGCACAACACTGCCTGTTGCAGTTGACATACCAACTTTATAATCTTCATTCAACAGCGGTAATTCTTTTACATCTAACATTCTCCAATCCTATTTTCGTGATATTTAATTAAACTTTTTGTATCCGCTAAAATTTCTTCATAATCTGCTTTGTATAATTTTTTAATATTTCGTTTGTCTCTAAGCATTTGCTCAACAAAATCTTCTCCATAATAATCTTGCATCCAGATGGTGTACCAAACCTCTGCCGAACCATGTTTCATACCAAACGCATTGCATTTTTTGCACTGAGGATGAATATTGACTCTCTCCAAAGCCCAATAGGATGAACTACCTTTTGGTATAAAATGACCGCCATCCATGTCTTTCCAGTGAT